TGTTGGTGTTTGTGTTCTTGTTCTTGTTGGTGTTTGAGATCTTGTTGGTGTTTGTGTTTGTGTGGCTGTTCTTGTTCCTGTTTGTGTTCTGGTTTTAGTTCTTGTTGGTGTTTGTGTTCTAGTNTGTGTTGGTGTTTGTGTTTGCGTCTGTGAAAGCGTTCTTGATGGTGTTCTTGTAGGTGAAGCACCTCGCGTTTTAGTTTGAGTTTGAGTTCTAGTTTGTGTCGGTGTTGGTGTCGGAGTTTGTGTTTGCGTTGGTGTTTGTGTTGGTGTTTGTGTTCTAGTTCTAGTCTGTGTGGGTGTTCTTGTAGGAGAAGCTGTTTGGCTTGGTGTTTGTGTTCTTGTAGAAGTAACAGTTTTGGTTTGTGTTTGAGTACGTGTTGTTGTAGGTGTTTGCGTTGGTGTGTATGTTTGCGTTGGTGTGCGTGTTTGCGTTGGTGTTTGTGATCTTGTACGCGTGACACCAACAGTGGGTGTTTGTGTTTGTGTTGGTGTTCTAGTTTGTGTTGGTGTTTGAGTTTTTGATACTGTATTTGTTACGTTTAGAGTAGTGGTTGGTGTGGGTGTTCTAGTTTGTGTTAGTGTTCTTGTATTTGTAGGTGTAGGTGTAGGTGTTATAGGAACTAATCTAGATTGAACATATAGTANAGGGCCGGTTGCTGGCCATTCCGTTTGACCACCAGGTGCAGTTATAATAATCTTAAATGCACCGGTTGCTTTACCTGATAATGCTGCTAGATCAATACTAATTGTCTGCTTAGAATCATTTCTTACTACAGCACCACCAAAATCCTCTATATTAAAACCACTAAAAGCTGGAAACCTTGCTGATAAAGTTCTATTAGAAGTAAAATAACTTACACTACTTAAAGGGGTCGATGATAAAGAACCTGAAAAGAAACTCGACGGGTTAGCCGCACTTAAAAACCCTTGATAATATTTTGTAAGACCTTTAACACCAGCTGGTTTTAACCAAGGGGTATCAAATTCAAACACCGTACTGTTTTCACTAAAAATAAGCTGACCGCCATGTTGACCTGAAAGCGCATAATTAACTAATAAAGGTATTCTTTTTCTCACCATTGGTTTTGCGTTGTTTTAAATATTTGTATTTCATCTGGAAATGCTGATATAGTAAATGAGTCACTATCAGGACTACCAGACAATTGTGATTTCAAAGTTGGGTAATTCGAATTTTGTAAATTCGTACCTGAACTGACAGCATAAAAATTAGAATCAACCTTATAAATGTTATCAACCACTGTTTCTGAAGCAGGAAATATCCAGCCCTTAATTGTAAATTTCGTATCAGCAACTACTCTTGCTTTCTCGCTNGCNCTTAACTCTATAGGGTATGATAAACTTATATTCCCGTCCCATAAAACTTCACTTCTTATTTCTTGAGCTTGAACCAAACTAACAAGATCTTTAGGAACAGGCCAACTTATAATTACATAAGGGTTAGTATAAGGTATAAAATTACTAAGAATTTGATCCATATCCATCTGATATCGAGTTAAAACGGTAAAATTGACTGATATGTTTACAGGTGTTGGAGCATTATATTTACTATGAGCAAATTGTTCTTGATAATAAAACGCATTACCACTACCGCCTTGTCCTACAGCAGGTAATTTATTAAAAACTCTATCATTATCACGAGTAATACCGGCTATAGTAATAGCAACCACAGGAAGAGTTACTGTTTTTGCTTTATTAACAATATCATATAACACTCTCTGCTTAGGGGAATATAAATATCTTACGAATATTCTATCTTTCTGAACCCGGTTTTTATTATACCTTCCTATGACGATAGAATCAAAAGCATTCGCAAATTGAATGATTAAATCCTGTATTTCGAAATAGTTTGACTTCCAACGCATTTCAAATATTTATTCAAATCAAACGTTCAATAAAATGTTTAGGTAGTTTGTTTTTGTTTTGAGATATTAGTGTTCTCGCTTTACCATCTAGGACATACGTTACTGCATAGTCTGTTTTAGATCTAGTACAGCGGCCTGTGGTTTGTACTAATGCACATAACGCCTTATTTGCATACCAATCTTTATCCATATCAAACATCTTTTTAATTCTCTTATTTGATAAAGGTGGATATGGTGTTTTAACAATAATTTGAAATCTCCCTTTATCATCAATTAAATCTGTACCCATAGATAAAGAAGGTGAAACCAGAACCGTTGGTTCTGGACTACTAAAGTGTTCTTTTAGTATTTGTTCATTAGTTGCAGTTTCTTCTCTAAATAGAAACCTATTACCAGTCAACTTGTTCTTTAAATAGTTGCAAATTTCTAATGAATGAGTATGTACTATGCCTTTTTCCCCTTTATGGTGGTTGCACAAATCTTGAACATTTTTTGCTATAATTGGTAAAAACTTTTGTAAATTTTGATAATTAAGTACTGGTTTAGCAGAAAGATAAACAGGAGACTTACTCGGATCAAATACTGAAGGTGATTCTATATATTTGTATTTTTTAATACCTAAAACCTTAGCATACTGTTCATGGTCTGTAATAGTAGCAGACATTAGTAAAATNTTGTCACCATAATCAAAAATATGCTTACTCAAATTGTCTATNCTAAGGGGTGTAAAACTAACTCTATCTGATTTTCGATCAACAACATACTCACATTTATGCCACGTTTGTTCAACNGTACTTAAATTACCATGCAAGATTTTTAAATATCTCAATTTTGAAACTTCGGGTAAAGACAACTTTATAATTTTATTAGTGCTTCTATTTGTGAGCTCATTTACTTTTTCACTTACTGAAAATAGTAAACTAATAAGCCACCTGTATTGTATATCATACTTATCTGATTTTAATTTCGAAAAATCTATATTATTGAGCTCCAACCGTTTATAATCAATATCAGCACTAAATCTTCTAACCAATTCTTCTTCTAGTTCAGAAGCTTCATCACACACTAAAAAATTTTTACGCTTAACATGCCCAGGTAAACTTAAAAACATTTTGTAATTGAGTACCGCAAAATCACTCGATAGAGAAGTATTTCTATTAGAAAAATAAGGACAACAATTTTTTCCCCAACACTCGTTTTTTAATTTAGGGGTAGTTACACAAGGAGCTGTTTCAACATCATACGTTTCATCTACACTGCAAATATAATTTTGTTTGCCTTTTAAAATTTCAATATCATCAAATAATGTTTTATATTGGTCTTGTAATTGCTTCGTAATGGTTAAAGCAAACGTACCTGATGCGGGTTCACCTAAACAGTCTGTTTCAAAAATATAATTACCATGTTGGTCTTTTCGAAAAGCATTATAGGAATTAATTAGATCTTTAAAATGGTCAGTAGGTGGTATACTTACATTACCTAATGTTCTAGGAATAAAACTCTTACCAGTTCCAGTAGGTGCAGAAACAATTACAAATTTATACCCATCGTTAAAAGCCTTTTCTACTTCTTTAAGAAGTTTGGTTTGAGAATTAGATGGACTATACCCGTATGGAAATTTTTCCACATACTTGCTAAACATATTACTAATTATATATGGACTCAATAAGCAGTCAACTATTCTGAATCACACACTTTATCAATTTGGACCAACGAGTATGGTTACTTATTGTAATCAGATTACCAAGGTATTAAAATATCATCAAAACTGCTTTTTTTGGTATGCATTTGGATGTCCTCAACTTGATGTTGTGCCATTTCTGCTAACAAGTCATCAGTTGCGTTTCTTAAAACACACCTACAAACATCATAGTGACCTGACTTTGAATTTTTACCGGTGAACCCTCTGCCATGACACCGTTTGCAGTTATTTTTTGGTTGATCTGTTATCTTTAACTGACCACAATCTAAATAGTCGGTATACTGTTTATCTAAATCNTATACCTCCCCACTAAAAACACTAAAATATTTTATTGTCATAATCTATTCATTGTCATTACTACATCATAAAATTTGGAATTCTTTTTTGGCTTAAGTCTTCTTACTTTTGCTAATTTAATTATATCATTAAAAACAAATTTTTCTAATCTATAATCAAATTTAATCCTATTTTTTTCATCTGCAAGCTCAAAGGGATACGGTACTTCAAACGAAGTAATACCCCCTTTTTGTACTTCAAGCTTGAATATAATAAAAAAATCTTTTATGTTAGCATTTAGTAATTTTCCTTTTTTAATTACTTTATGATTAACCACAAAAGCGATATCACTCAAGAAAAATTTTTGAAATTTTTCTTCTACCTCTTCTATTAACTTTACAACCATTACGTATTTTGAAAATTAACTTTTTGTTGTGTCGTTAAGTCTTGTAAATGTTTAACATAATATTCCCAAAACTCATCTGTAGCAGGTATCGTTTCAATTAATTCAACATTGTCACAATTAATCTGACGATAATTCTGCATAAAAATATCCCAAACTATAATAAGATTTTTGACAGCTGGGTTATAATCTTGAAATCTAGAAGTAGGTCTAAAATTCAAAGTCAATCTACCATTAACACTATTCAGTAAAGTGAAACTATTGGTGCAGAACATTCGTCTAGTGGGTGGTGCTCCTGGTTTAAAAACTCTTCTAACAAATTTTATTTCGCAAACATTATTTTTTAGAAGAATTAATAGCTGTGATCTACTTACTTTCAAAAGGTTTTACTATTCCAAAAATTCTAGATTCGTTAAGAAAAATACCCTTTCTAACTTTACCAATATCCTGAACTTCAAGGTTGGCTATAGGAATACCCAAGTTATTAGGAAAACAAATATGATCACCTACTTCAACATATTCACATTTAGTTCCTGCTAATAAAACTTCACCTATTCGCCACGCTTTAGTGTCTACGTTTAACGGAATATGAATACCATTTCTTATCAAAGCTGCACCATCCTCTGTTTCGTCTTTGTATCTACATAAAAGGACGTCTTCCATTAACCTACACATTTGATAGCCAATGATTGCAGAATCAAATGAACCTTCTGCGGGCACTGAAAGATCAATAAGACTTCTTTTAGGTGTTAATAAATCTATACTTTTTTGAGGCATGTAAAGACTTAATAGATTAATATACTATTTCAATGCTGCTTTAATATTAGATATATCTACTTGCCCGGTATCAATATACTGCTGTACTTCTCTTTTTGAAATTTCAAATCTTTTAGCTAAAAATTTTACTATTTCATCATAATTATCAATATCTTTACGTTTTTCTTTTTTGATATAGTTTATCTTACCCGGAGAACCTCTTGGTATTATTTTAACTAAATATTCATACCACTCCTTTTTCGAATCAAAAACGTTATAATATTTGTTTGTGGTTTCGTTTATAATTGTTGCATTTTCTGGAGAGTACATACTAACCCAACGGTTAACTAAATAACCGTTAAACTGGTCTTCGTCCTCAACATTTTGAATAATGTTGCCTTTTTTACCAAAAATTATATCATTTATAAACGTGAAAATATTAATCATCTTTTAAATCAGTACCTAAAAGTTTAGCACCATCTAACTTGGCTTGATACTTATATAAGTGTTTTTTCCAAGTATGATATTCGTACAATTCTCTCAAATATCTAAACCAATTAATTATCATCATAAACCTATATTTCATAATATTACTTAATTATTACTTTCGACGTTGCAATGAACATATCATCATTTAATTCATAAAAGATTTTCTGCACATCTTTCATAAACTCTTCTACTACAACGTCATTAAATTCTGTACTAAATGCAAATGCGGGTGCCTTCTTACCAGCTTTTATATTAAGAGCAGTATGACCTAAAGCAACACCAGATTTAACATAAGTGATACTCACACTTACTTTACCTTCTTGCTGAGTTACACCACCTTGTGTAAATTCTTTTTCCACCATGATATCATCACCATCCATCCTAACGGGACAATTCAAATATTTTACACCACTTAAAAGGTTAGCAATATGAGTATTAAAAAGTCTCTGATATGCAACCGCACCAAATGCATTGTCTAAAATAGGAATTTCCCATAGAAAGTTTATTGCATCATCACTCCAAATAAATTCTTGTCGATCGATATCTTCTTGATCAATCATTCCATCTGCTAATACCTCCATAGGAGCTCTAAAACAAAGAATATTACCTATAGGTAATACTTTATCTTTAAAGAACTTATATGCAAATCTGCCATGAAGTAAGTTACCGTCGTATTTGTCGATATTAAATTCCATATGATCTATTATAGATCAGATAGCCCAGAATTCAATTTATTTTTCCACCTTTTGTGTGCTGCGTTAATTATTTTTTTGGCTTCAGATTTGTTTAACCACCCATTTACTATCGCGGTTTTATCCTTTTCTAAATCTTTATAATGAGTAAAAAATTGCAACGTAGTTGCTAGCCAATGAGGATCTAAATCTTTCAAATTTTTATAGTCTTTAATATGCGAAGTGGGTACACCAACTACTTTATAATCTTTTTTACCTGTATCATCCATGTCCAAAACACCAATCGGTTTGACTTCTACTAGAGTACTTGTGCGTAATGGTACGTTATTGTATATCAATATATCCAATGGGTCGTCGTCTAAAGCATAAGTTTGAGGAATAAATCCATACGAGCACGTATATCTCATACTACTATACAAACATCTACTAAGTCTAAATATATTAAGCTCTTCTACGTATTCATATTTTGAATTGCTGTCTTTTTCTACTTCCACTACTGCATTAACCACTAGTGGGTAATCTTGCCCTATTGGTATATCATTTACTAGATTCATTTTTAAAAGCCTTTGGTTTTGTAACTAAATATCCTTGATGTTTGTACACTTTTTGAAAATCGTGTGTGTCTTTAAATTTATCATACAAAAAAGATAAATCTTTTCCTTTTACGATTTCTTCTCTTGTAACATTATGGTTGTTCATTTTACAGTGTTCATTAAACCCCACACCTTTTATTTTTATGTCCTCATATAGCCAAAGATCATCACTAACTATAATATCGTTATATTTTCCTATTCTTTTACTAATTAAATCTATCTCTCTTTCTAGAGGCAGATTAGTATCATATTCTATATTTTTACATTCTTCATACGATATTAAGTGAGCATCGGCACCTGGAAAATGTGCATCAAGCCAAAAAAATGCATCTCTGTTTATAGTAGGTAATATTTCTTCTAAAACATTAAATGAATTACCTTCATAAATCGATACATAAGGGTAATCAGCAAATTCTTCTTTAGCTTTTTTAGCTAACGTGGGTTCTATTTCTATTGAGTGTATATCATAAAACCCTGCTCTATGTGCTTCAAGTATACCATGACCATATAAAGTACCGGTTTCAATAAACGTACCAATTCCGGTATTTCTACGAATATTTTTTAAATCAAAATCTCCTATTGATCCCATAAACTTATATTATACTCACCATTCACAAAAATTCCATTTTACTTTTTTAGGAATATACCCAACTTGTCCCCAAAAAGCAGGTTTCCATCCATAATGTTGTTTTTTGCTATATAAATTTAAAATTTTAGCTTTTAAGTTTAGCTTTTCTAAAATGTAAATAAAACAAGTTTCAATCATATGAATTTCTGATGCATTTTCAAAAATCCAACACCAATCAAATACATTAAATCCTCTGTAAGGTTTTAATTTTATAATTTTCTTATTTCCATTATAAGGAACGGTTCTAGTAGTATGATTTGGAAATGTACCGTATGTATCGCTTATTATAACAAAATCATCACCGTCTTTTATTCTAAGAAAATCTTTTAACTCTTTTTCCTTTTCTTCGTATCTTCTAAAATTAAAATACAAATCCCAATCTTCAAACTCGTCTTTCATATTGCAAAAATAATATTTTGCTTTCATTACAGACATATTAGTATGAATTCGATCTGCACGTTGTAACGGTATGTACAAAATGTCATCCTTTTTTACAATTTCATTTATATCGGTATTGTATAATCCTGACGTATCTTTAAAATTAGATAAAGGAATAAAGTTAACGTTTTTCGCATCTAGGTAATCATTAAGACAAGCACAATATTGGTCTTCAACTGGCCAATAAACTTCATCAACGGTGTCTTCTAATAATTTTTTTACAATCTTTTGAGTATAAAAAACATCACCTATACCACCCGGTTGTCGTATTAAACATTTCATCATATTTTTAACCACTTAGGATCAACCATATCACCATCTGGGGGTCCTTTTGGACCAAACCATTTTTTAGGAGAAGTTACAAGTTTTTTCTCTTTACCTAAATATGCTCCCCATGATGAAAAAGAACTATTTCCCATTATAACTGAATCACACTCAGATAAAACACACATATCCATCAATTCATCAGACCCATTAGCTAAAACATTTTTGGTATCGAACTTAAATTCTTTTCTAACTTGAGTTTCATCATCAGTACAATACAAAAACAATGCATCTTTATCAAAATTTTCTTTAGCTTTATTATAATATTCACTACCTACAATAGGAAATATCTCAGGGTTCTTATAATAATCACCTCTTCTAATATGCACACCGACTACTTCCGTAGCTTGATATTTTTCTTTTAATTTTCGTATAGCTTTCTTAGTTTTAGTTATACAATCAACACTAAATGGAAAAACATTATTCAATTGATCTCTATCTAAATTTTTAAAATATTTCCAGCTTTGAAAATAACCATCATACACCACGTCGTGATCAATACCCAAAAATGGTAATTTTTTATATTTGAAAGAAGGTTCTCTGCATGCAATATGAAAAGGTAAATCTATTGTTTCTAAATTTTTGTATAAGCTCTTCTTATATGTTCTGGGATGCTGACCTTGCATCGCACCAAACTCTAAACTATAGTTAATAACAAATTTTACATTATGTTCTTTAGCATGTGCATAAATTGCAGCAATTTGATATAACTGATTTCCTAAACCACCTTTTAATTGTACTGTAATCATTAATCGAATAAAAATGGATACTCTTTGTATATCCAATCTTCAGGAACTCTAAATTCCTCTACTTTGTTAAAATTTTCTTCTACCGCGGCAAGCCTATAAGCGTAAAAATCAATATCTATTTTTTCTACTATCTCATCGAGCTCTTCAATGGTATCAAAATATATTATACCTTCTGGGTTAAAAAATTTATTAACTGAAAATTTGTCACCGTAGTAAATAGGTATTGTTTTTGTAGCAAAAGCATCTAATAATTTTTCTGTCCAATAACCTCTAACAATTGCATTTTCAATAGTAACAGAAAAATAATATGGATTCAGGCCGTCTTCCTTTTTTTCTAAAACATTCTCTGCGTACTTACCATAACAATCCATTTTATCAGTAGTCTTATATCTATCTACTATCATGTGTCTTAATCTATGACCTAAAGTGAATGATTTATCAGAAGCAAAAATACTACAAAACTTTGATTTATTATCAATTCCTTCGTAGTTATGAATCCAACATCTGCCGTGAGGGTAATATAAATAATTTTCCCCCTTATCAATAAGTTTTTGATCAAAAGTTAAAACAAAATCATAAAGCCTATTATTTTGTTCAA